GTCCTACGTCGTCTTCATCATAATCTATCATGCCAGAATCGTATCACATGTGGTATCGTTTTGGCGCGGGAAACCGTGGGGCGGAAACTTCAAATGATGGACGACGGCAAATGCCTGAATACAGCATCGCTCCCCTGAACCACCATGAACTTTTATGGGGGGTAGGGGGGCGTTTCTTAAAATCCGGATTCAGGCAGGATTTAAGAAACCCGTGTCGTATAGGTAGCGGGGTCTAAATGGGTGTGCTACACTGCTCTCATGAATGAATTACCTAAGCATATTTCCTATTCCAGTTTCAGCACTTGGCAAGAGTGTGGCTGGAAGTATTATCTAACCAAGGTTGAGGGCGTATCTGAGCCCCATGCCGTCTGGTTCACTGGCGGTACTGCCGTCCATAAAGCCACAGAAGTTTATGATATTGAAGGTGGGGATGCTGAAAGCATCTGGAACAAGGTCTGGTTTGACCAAGTAGCCGAAGATGAGGCATTGCACGGAGATATGCAGCACTGGCAGTTTGCCAAGAAGGAAGACATGTCTTGGTGGTATGGTGAGGGCATCTGGATGCTAGACAAATGGATTGAGTTCCGTAAGAACTGGTCTGTTTATGAAGATTTTGTTGAAAAACAGTACGAAATAGATATAGATAACGCTACAGTCAAGATGGCAATTGACCGCGTTATGCTTGACTTCGAGGGGAATCGGGTGCTCCTCGACATCAAAACTGGTGCGTCATCCCAGAGGCATCCTTTGCAACTTGCGGTCTATGCGTGGGCCCTGCAGAAGCAAGGGATTTCTGTTCATCGAGCAGGCTTCTGGGATGCACGTACTGGTCATGTAACTCTATGGAGCCTTGACAACCTGCACCCTGAACGCATAGAAGACATTCTTAATACTTTTGATAAGGCTAGGAAAGAGAATATCTTCCTGCCTAATCTGTCCAACTGTGGCAGGTGTGGTGTGATATCATCTTGCAAGTATGTTAATGGACACGTTTCTTAGTAGCATCGTCCCTATATTGAAAAGTATAGATGAGATGGTAGATGCTTGGGACAACATAGGGTTCAACCATGAACAAGAAAAGGAGAAAAGCCAATGACTGGTAATTTCCAAGTCAGTAGCAAGTTGCCTGATGGGAGAATCTTCGTAGTCGCACATGAGACTTACGCTGGATTCTGCGAGGCACTTGAATCAGTGGTAGGGGTAGAAGAATCCCAAACACTGCTAACAGAGATGGGTAAGTCACTTTACGGGACACCATCTAATGCAGTACAAGCAGTTGAGAATATCCGTTCACAGTTTCCAAGTGCACAGGTAGACCACACTGCACATCCAACACAAACTCCTACATCAACTGTGGGTCCAACTGGTAAGTCCTGTAAGCATGGTGTAATGTCACAGCGTACAGGCTCTGGTGCTAAGGGTCCTTGGAAGGCATACATGTGTCCTTCTCCAAAGGGAACTCCTGACCAGTGCGAACCAGTATGGCTCCGCCGTGGCGATGCAGAATGGAATAGTTTTTAAACAATGAGAACACTTGCCCGCGCCGTAGGCTCGAAGGACATTGGTGGCGAACCGCTTCCAACTGTCTTTCGTACCTTTGATATCAATAAAATCGTATTTCGACGTGCCGAAATTTCGATGATTGCTGGTACACCTGGCGCTGGTAAGTCTTCTGTTGCTTTAGCCCTTGCGCTTCGTGCCAAGGTTCCTACATTATACGTGAGTGCTGATACCAATGCTCACACTATGGCTATGCGCCTGCTGTCTATGATTACTGGCAAACCGCAAACTGATGCAGAACACTTGCTTGAGTCTGATGTTGCTGGTAGTCGTAAGACCATCAACGAGAACTCGGGGCATATCTTTTGGTCATTTGAATCAAGTCCAACGCTTGATGACCTTGACCAAGAGGTATCTGCCTTCGAGGAGTTATGGGGCTGTTCGCCCACTCTCATTGTTATTGATAACCTTATGGATATTGCTAATGATGGCGGAGAAGAGTTTGCGAACATGCGCTCAACTCTAAAAGAACTAAAGTACCTTGCAAGAGACACTAACGCTGCTGTTGTAGTACTTCATCATACGAAGGAGTCCTACACAGGTACACCGTGTCAACCTCGCTCTGCTTTGCAGGGTATGGTTGCACAGTTACCTGCTCTTATTTGTACCGTGGGTACTGATGCACCGGGCTTTATTGCCGTAGCACCAGTGAAGAATCGGTATGGTAAGGCAGACCCGACAGGTAATACTGCCTATTGGTTGAACTTTAACCCTGAATATATGGATGTCTCTGACATCTCCGAAAGGTTAAAATGAGCATCTTCGACCCGATTGTCCCTGACCCTAACTGGGGACTTCCTACTACAACTGTAGACCCAGATGAATGGGAAGATGATGACTAAACATATAACAGAACTAAAACCAGATTATACAAGGGCGATGGATATACGTGGTGTACCTACCAATATATGCATCTGTGGGAGTTTCATATGGAACCTGAAAGCATCGTTTGATGAATACGGTAGCATAAGTATGTATTTTCTAGATATGGAGTGTGCTGACTGTGGAACACAGGCAACCGCGCCAATTGAGGAGTAATAATGAAACTGACAACATACGCTTGGATAATGACTGCTGTAGTCTTTGTGGGAACCTTGCCCCACGCTGTGGGTGCGATGTTCCTCCGAGGACAGATGCACGTTACAGCAGCAACAGAGTACTGTAATACTATAGGCTATGTTTCTCTCTCAGAAATGAAGAGAATGGCGAAGCAAATCGCTAAGCATAAGGTGCTTGCGATGTATAAAAACAAGCGAGAGTGGAACTCACTCTTTGCATTGTGGGATAAAGAATCTCGCTGGGATTACACAGCAGATAACCCACACTCAACTGCATATGGAATCCCCCAACTATTAAATATGGATGAGAAGACTCCTATGATACGTCAGATTGATTTAGGATTAAAATATATCCAACACCGTTACGGAACTCCGACAAAGGCGTTAGCCTTTCACAACCGTTACGGCTGGTACTAAATAATGGGTGGTCGCGCTGCCAAGGCTAAAGGTGCAGGAGCCGAACGAGATGTAGTAAAATACCTCAAAGAATGGTTTCCTTATGTAGACCGTAGACTTGCTGGCGCGACCCTCGATAAAGGTGATATCTCTGGAATTCCTGGAGTTACCATCGAGATTAAGAACCATGCTAAGATGGATTTAGCAGGGTGGACAGAAGAGTTGATAGTCGAAATGGCTAACGACAAGGCGTGGACAGGTGTAGTTGTGCACAAGCGAAAGGGACGGGGAAATCCTGGAGATTGGTATGCAACTATGCCTGTACACGTATGGATTGATTTGCTTAGAAAGGTTCTAGATAAATGAAGTACGATAAACCTGATATCGCAGTTATCTTAGAATATTATGGCGCTAATGTACCAACTCGACGTGGTTGGTTTGGTATGAAGTGTCCGTTCCACAATGATAGTCACGCATCTGCATCAGCAACTAGGGACGACAATGCTTTTTGCTGCTTCGCTTGTCAGATGAAAGGCGACGGTTATGCTATAATCATGCAGAAAGAGGGAGTTGAATTTCGTGAAGCAATCAATATCGCAGAGAGAATCTTTAACCAAAGCGGCAAAGTTTTACCACAGCGGTCTACACGAGGCGGAGGACTATCTCGCAGAGCGGGGTCTCACTCTCGAACAGGCAACTCGCGCTCGATTGGGCGTCGTTCTAGAGCCACTGACGGGGCATGAGAACTATGTCAATAGGCTCGCAATTCCGTATCTTACGCGTTCAGGGGTGGTGGACCTTCGATTCCGTTCGATGGACTTATCAGAACCAAAGTACATGGGTCTCACAGGCGCGACCACGCATCTATACAACGTGGGTTCGTTCTTCAAAGCCACCTCATATATATCTATCTGTGAGGGTGAGATTGACACGATTACACTTGATATGGCTTGTGGTATACCTTCGGTCGGGGTCCCAGGAGTAAACAATTGGAAGAAGCACTACACACGACTTCTTCAAGACTTTGATAAAGTTTTTCTTTTTGCTGATGGCGATAGTGCTGGTACTGATTTTGCTAAACATCTCGCTAAGGAATTAGGTAATTTAGTTGTAGTGCAGATGCCTGATGGCGAAGATGTGAACAGCATGTATTTAAAGTATGGTGTAGAATACTTTCAACAAAAGATTGGAAGTGTTGTTGATGTTGTTTCCTGATAAAGAAGGTTTAGTCCGCTGTGAAACAACAGGCTGTGACTACGATACCAGTGATTTGTTTGACTTTCTTGACCACTGCGGGGTTGAGTTTACATGGGATGTAAGGGTAACACCAAAACATTCATTTGATTTATTTCAATTCCTTCAAGTAATCTCTGATGCAGTTAATCATGGAGACCTTGAAGATGCATACCAAATCATACAAGACACTGCATTCCTCTTTGTCAATGCTTCTAGTGATGAACTAGATGACTTTATTGAGGAGTCCATTGTCGCTGATGAAGCAGACATGGGAATTAAAAACATCGAGAGAATGCTGCGAGAGAATGGAAAAGACTGACATGGGTGCTGTAAAAGCAGTGCTGTACAATGGTTTTAACGTGTCTGACATAGACGAGCATGAACCAGACCAATTAGAGTTAGATGTCTGGGTTGTGTCAGATGAATTAAATAGTCTTCTATTATCCAAGCATAAAGACTATGGTCCGACGAACATTTCGATGGCGCCTGGCGGTCCTCTCAATGGATTGCGTGTGCGTATGCATGATAAATTGGCTCGCATCAATAATTTATTAGAGAACAACCTTAGTGATACTCCACAACATGAATCCCTTGAGGATTCCTTTAAAGATTTAGCAAACTATGCTATCATATCCATACTAGTACTGAAAGGTAAATGGCCAACAGAATGAAAATCTTTGGACCCTATAAAGGCAGCAAACAAAATGGTGGGAGACCAATATATGTCTTCAAGCGCAAGAAAAAAGATGGCACTACCGTTACTACTTCTAGCAATAAGGCTCGCGTGGATTTTGAAAAATCCACAGGAAAAACCTTATCCAAAAAAGTAGATGTAGACCATAAAGATAATGGTGGTCGTGCTGGTCACGATGGTAAAGGTAATCTCCAAGCCATGACGCACTCGGCTAACGTTGCTAAAGAAAATAAGCGACGTGCAGGCAAATCTCCTGTAAAGAAAACGACAAAAAAGAAACCATGAAAAACATAGTTTGCATTTCCGATTTACAAGTCCCATATCACGATGTAGAAGCAGTCAAGGCAGTGGTTAAATTTATCCAGTGGTATCAACCTGAGACTGTTGTCTCTTGTGGAGACGAGATGGATATGCAAACCATTAGTAAGTGGAGCAAAGGTACTGAACTAGAGTATGAACGTTCTATTGGTCGTGACCGTGACCTTACTCGTCAAGTGTTGTATGACCTAACGATTGAGCACATGGTCCGCAGTAACCACACTGACCGCTTGTTCAACACTGTTGCTATGAGAGCGCCAGGATTCCTTGGACTTCCTGAATTAGAATTAGAAAACTTTCTTGGTCTCAATGAACTTGAGATTAAGTACCATAAAGACCCTTATGAATTAGCCCCTGGCTGGTTGCTTATGCATGGTGATGAGGGCAACGTACAACCTAGCGCTGGTGCTACTGCACTGGGACTGGCTAAACGTTCGGGCATGTCTGTTGTATGTGGTCATACGCATCGTATGGGCTTGACTCATCAGACTCAAACCTATCGTGGTGGTAAGCCTAAAACCATTTGGGGTATGGAACTTGGTAATCTTATGGATTATCGTAATGCAAAATATATCAAGGCTGGTTTATTCACATGGCAACAAGGCTTTGGTATCTTACATGTTGATGGCAAGAATGTAACCCCGCAAATAGTACCTATCATCAATCAGTCATTCACTGTAGATGGAAAGACGTTTAAGTGGTAGTTGTTGAACAGTATGATGGTATCGTAGGCTCTATTGCCTATGAGTATTCACGCAAGTATCACATGTGTGATGTTCAAGATATCCGTCAAGAACTATGGGTGTGGTTTTTAGAGCACCCCAATAAAGTTAAAGTATGGGAAGAATTAGAAGGTAAGCAGTCTATTAAACTGATTGCTAGGTCACTACGTAATGCTGCTAAAGATTACTGTCAGAAACAAAAGGCTCAGGCTGTTGGTTATAAAGTTGAGGATAACTATTACTATGACCGTGAGATTGTAGAAGCACTGCTTCCAGCAGTACTGCGTAAGGATAGAGTCGCTCCATCTATGGTTGACTTAGGATTTACTAACAGCAAAAAGGTTGCCTCTGAGGGTGGTAACTGGTTTGCTATGATGGCTGACATAGAACGTGCATTGGCTCGTTTGACACATGAGCAACTTACTATCATGTACCTGCGCTTTGGCGATGGATGTGATAATGTTACTCTTGCTAAAGAACTTGATATTAGCGAAGATGCATCACGTATGCGTGTCAATCGTGCAGTGAATAATCTATTGAACTATCTTGGTGGGCAACGCCCACGTAGAGAACGTGACTATACAGAGGAGCAAGTCAGTGAGCAGAATAATGAAGATAGACGAAGTGATTCAGACACATCAGAAGTTAGAGACATTGATGAGGGACAAGACTTGGACTGACAAGTTATCTGATGAGGATGTTACATTCCTTGCTGATGTTGAGGTCATGTCAGGCAATCTCATTAGTCAGGTGTATATTTTCATAGACTTGTTCCACCAGTATATTGACCTTGTGCAGTCTGCTGCTATCTTTAGTCCGGACTTCGTGCAACCTGATTCCAATGACGCCGAGGTCTCTCCAACACAAACTTCTCCCGATGTTGTTGCTGGCAGCACCGCCAATCGTGCTGACCGTAGAGCCAAAAAAACCCCGTTTCAAGTAGCAAAAGAAAAAGGACAAACCAAATGAGTAATGCTATGAAGGAAATGCTAGAAAGAATTGAAGCAGAAGTATCACACATGAAGCATACTGATAATGATTGCTGCCATGATTATGAACGCCGAATGTTAGATGTCGTTGATTACGAAAAGAGTAAAATTAAAAATGATTTGCACTAAGTGTATAGCAGGTGGTACCGCTAATCAAATGAATGAAACATACATTGCAATTGCTTTGCATGACCAGTGTACAGGGTGCGTGTGCCAGCACAAGGTTGGTCCTGGTTGGTACAAAAAATAGGCATGGGAAAGCCCCCCACCGCCGAAGCGATGAGGGGCTAGTGTTCGGAATCCGAACAGTTAGTAGTCGCGCACTATGTTAGAGACGCTGATTATAGATTGACCTTCGAGCCGTAAAATAATGTAGTCAATGATACCTTGCTCGGTCATTGGCTCACTACCTGCCTCTTGGTCTGTGACAGTAAGCGAGAATGTGAAACTATTCATGCCACATCTCCTCTAATGTATCAGGTCCATCACTACCACAAGTGCAAGAATCTTCTAATTCTTTACAGTCGTCGCAATCTTGGTTGATACCTAGTGCTACATCATCTTCTAAACGTGGCTCACTCATTGAAGTGTCCTTCCGATAGTAATCCATTGAGTAAGTCAATAACCTCAGTAAGATTATCTATTAACTTATGGAGATGATTCTCATCATAACCTAACATCATACTGTATCCTCTTTCTTTCTACTCGGGTGCTGTTCGGAATCCGAACACTCACAGTGCTATCAGCAGTATTATACCGACAGCGGTTACGGTTGCAATCGCTGTCCAAAACATGAGCAACAATTGCTCGGATACACTTCCAACGAAGTGGTCCCAATCATCATTATCCATGTCTGCTACTCCCACATTGGGATTCTGTAACTCTTTTCCCATGAGGTCGGAGTTAGCCTTAGTTTTATCTGCATTTCTCGCCTTTCATACTTGTCCGTGCCACCCCAAATGCCCGCGATGCCAATGTATTGTAGAGCATAAGACCTACACTCTACAAGTAATGGACAAGTTTTGCAGACTTCACGTGCGGCATTAGCCTCATAAGTCCGAGACCATGTACGTGTTCCAGACTTCTCCTCGGGAAACCACCACTCAGGGTCGTACTCTTTATTAGAGCAATCTCCCTGTGTAGAGAAGTCAGGATTATGGTTACTAAGACTCATGAGCATAGTCCTTCGCTTGGGGTGTTCGGAATCCGAACACCACCAAACTTAGACCAAGCACACGTGTTGCAGTAGAAGTTGCTACTGTCATCATGTGTGGGTACCAGTAACTCACCCATACATTTACAGCAGGTTGCTTCCTTGTATTTGTTCATTTGTACCTTCCTCGCGTGGCAGTTGCCCCGCTAGTTCCTCGTACTCCATGGCTCGGAGCATGAGTTGTGCGTGTTTAGTTGTATCTCCTTGCAACAATGCACGTTCTGCATCATGCAAGAATAGTTCGGCTCTCTTGCCGTAATAAAATGGCGTAGGTGGTACAGGCTTGCGCTTCACCAGCCCCAACCGCCAGTATTCTGATTAGACCACCACTTAGCCTCGGAATCTTTGCCCTTGTAGCAAAGGTCGTCGCTCATGTAAGCGCTGCATTGGTAGCAGGAGCCACACTGTGGGCAGTAGTCATTACCTAGACCGCTATCCCATAGTTGCTCGTCGTCTATTGTGAGGTCGCATACCTTGCACTCGTAGAAGACTTGCTCATCTTCATCAGCATTAGATAAAAAATCTAGTGACCTAGCAGACTGCCACTTATTATCGTAAGCGGACTTGAATGAGTACGGACTAGCCAAGTAGCATGAGTCATTAGACCACCATACATTGGAGTCATCGCGCCAGCCCTTTTCCTCATGGAATAGGTAGCACTGATACTTAGCGTCAGGGTGTACAGTGAGTACGCATACCTTAGACCCCGAAGTGAAGTCCTCGATAAGATTCTGTACTTGTAAGTTATCTAGTGAGGCAACGCCACCGATAGTTGGAAGCAAGTCCTCGGCAAAGATACGAGTATCGCTACGAGTATCACCAGTAGGCTCAATTATGGGCAGGATACCATTGTGCGCTAGATAGGTTTTAGAGTCACTACCTACCATGAATGGGTGGCAGTTATCTATAGTGGTGGTGCCATGAGTGGCAAACCTAGCATGCCATAGGGCATAGCCTTCGGGATACTTGCCACGCATTTCGATGAAGCGGTTGATAGATGTATCGGCACTCATTGTGCGCTCTACATGGATACGCTTCTCGCTAGGGATAACGATAGCAAACCCGAATCCGTGTGGGTTATTGAGAGCAGAGTTTTCTAACTTCTCACGTGACGGAATTACATTGGGTGGTACTACGCATAACATACACATTGGCTTACTCCTTCTGTTCGGAATCCGAACACTTAGTTGTCTGTTTCATTAGGGTTCTCGTC